AAAAACGATTCGAGGTACAGGACATATGGTATTTAACTGGTTCAAGTGGGAAAAGGACGGAAAAGATATTCCGAAAATTCATCCGGCTCAGAAGCCAGTGAGATTGTTAGAACAATTGATTCAGACATTTACTGATCCTGGGGATGTAGTTATTGATCCATGTTGCGGTTCTGGAAGCACGTTGAGAGCAGCAAGAAATCTCGGCAGAAGTGCATTTGGATTTGAGATTGATCGGAATTTCTATAGGAAAGCAAAAGAGGAAATGTTGGCGGCTGAAGAAAATACACAAATGAATATTACTGATTTTATCGGAGGTACACGATGAAGAAAGAAGAATTCATAAAGCTTGCGCCGAAATGCGGATACGGAAGTGAAGACCGGGCAAGAGATTATACAGAGCGAAATCCAAAAATGCATTATAGCGTGGATGATTTTATAAAACTCTATCATGAACCAACAGATTCTATGCACTGGAACGGCATACGTGCTACGAAAGGATTGTATGAAATGTACGGGATTAATGGAAGAACAACCGCTATGAGGAATGGAGTAGCCGGAAATGACAGTACAAGACAAGATTGGGGGATGTGATGAAAGAACTAATCATAGATGCATTTGCCGGCGGCGGGGGCGCATCCGTAGGAATAGAGATGGCACTCGGCAGACCAGTAGACATAGCAATTAACCACGACCCGGATGCTATATTGATGCATAAGACCAACCACCCGGACACACTTCATCTGACCGAGGATATTTTTAAGGTTAACTTGAAGAAGTATGTAAAAGGACGGCACGTGGCTCTTATGTGGGCAAGTCCGGATTGCACAAGTCATTCCAAAGCAAAGGGCGGTAAGCCAAGAGAAAAAGGACTTCGGATTCTTCCGTGGGCGGTATATAAGCATGCAAAAGCTATTCTGCCGGATGTAATTCTTATGGAGAACGTAGAAGAAATACAACAGTGGGGTCCGCTGGATGAAAAAGGATATCCAATTCCAGAGAGAAAAGGCGAGGATTACAAGAAATTTATTACGGCAATGAAGAGTCTTGGATACATATTCGAGTGCCGGGAACTGGTAGCTGCGGACTACGGAGCACCGACCACAAGAAAGAGATGGTATGCGGTATTCCGTAGAGATGGAAAAGAAATTAGATGGCCGAAGCAAACTCACAGTGCTGACGGCATTGGATTTAAGAAGTGGAAACCTTGTGGAGATTATATTGACTGGTCAGACCTTGGAAGTTCGATATTTGAGCGAAAGAAACCACTTGCAGAAGCTACGCAGAAGAGAATCGCAAACGGTATTAAGAAATATATTATCGATGCAGAATCTCCTTATATCGTGAGGAACGGCGAAGCACTGGCATACATCATTCAATATCACGGAGAGACAAGAGCCGGTGATTCAAGAGGACAGCTTTTAACAGAACCAATTAAGACGATTGATACATCGAACCGATATGGACTTGTGACAGCATTTATCACGAAATACTACAAGACCGGCATAGGTCAAGGCTGTGATGAACCATTACATACAATCACAACTTCTCCGGGGCACTTCGGTTTGGTATCTGCATTTCTGATTAAGTATTACGGCGGTGGGTGCGGACAGACACTGGATAGACCGCTTGATACGATCACAACGAAAGATCGGTTCGGACTGGTGAATGTAATCCTGGATATAAAGGGCGAGAAATACATCATATCAGATATCTTTTTACGGATGCTAAAACCGGAAGAACTAAAAGTAATGCAAGGGTTCCCGAAAGATTACATTATAGACCGGGATTATAACTGGAAGAAATACCCGATTGCAAAACAGGTGGCAAGAATTGGAAACAGTGTAGTGCCGATCATGGCAGAAAAGCTTGTAGAAGCAAACTGTCCGTATCTTAAGGTTGGTGAGCGAATGCCGAACATGAGCATTGATGATACACAGGAACAATTAAGATTTGCGTAGGTGAGAGGAATGAATATTGAATTAAAAAAGATAGACAAAGACACATTGAAAGTCGGTGATTGGGTTGGAATTGCAAGAAAAGTGAGCTATGGATGGGGTTTATCATTCCGGCATCAGTTAATTATTCCGGCAAAAATTACAAGAATTACTCCGAAGCGGACAAAATTCTTTACGGATAAGTTTGGAGAACATGACAAAAAGGAAATTTTTTATGAGTGTGATGGTGATGCCGGAAACGAAAATTATTTAGCTAAATCATTCAAGTGTTTATCTGACGGAATATATGAACTGAGTGAACTGAAAAGACTTGACCGGATCGGATCAATCAGTGATGAAGATTTGCCGGAAGTAGCGGAACACATGAAAGCAATTACAGAGATTTTGAAGAAATACAAGGAGTAGCAATGTTTGAAGAATTATATAAATTCATATCCAGATTGCATTACGGGATAAAGTTCATGCCGGAAAAGGATTTTGACGAGCTTTTATCTCGGTGCGACTGGGAGCAAAAGATGTATGCATTGTGCTTTAGATATTTGTAAACGTGGAGAAAAATCATGAAAGCACCTTGACAATTGAATATTGATGTAAAAGTCAGTATTCAATTGCCGGGAGAAAGGAAGAAAATTGTGCATTACTGTATACATTTATTAACTAAACAATTACCTACAGAAAAGGAAATTGAAAAGATTATGGAACCATATAGATGGGATTCGATAGACGATGAGAAGAAAAAAATAGAATATCCGGTGTTTACGTGGGATTGGTATCAGATTGGTGGAAGATACAGTGCCTATCTCAAACTGAAAGTAGATATAGAAGATTCAGAAAACAGAGAGCATTATAACTGGAGGTATTTGGAAAACAATCCAAGGAACGAAAGACTGTTCCATTCTGCACTGTTAAGCGAATTATAAAGAAATGCAAAAGTGCCATTTGCATATACAGAAGAATCATATTTCCCGAATATGGGATACCGTGATGGATACATTCTTGTTGACGGAGCAAGACAGAAAGACATCTTGAATCTGGACGAGCTCGGATGCTTTGGATGCGTTTTGCCAGACGGATCAGCGATTGCCAGAGAATCGTGGACTGGTAATGGATTTGTCGAAGATGATAAGTTCGAAGAAAAATATAAGAAAGCGGTCGCTGACAATATGGACGGATTCCTTACTGTACTGGATATACACGATTAGCGAGGAAAGGTTATGGATGTAAGAATTATTGCTTGTATGGACAGACTGCGTGTTGTCTGGAATGCCAGATAAAAGACCAATGCAATATTCAGTGCGATGATATAGACAGCTACGAATATGCGGTAGAGTGCCCGGATTATGTAAAGGAGAATGAAGATGAAAATTGTAAAAGGTAAAGAACAGGAATATAAAGACTGGTATGAAAAAAACAGTGATCCATATGGTAGAGCGTGTTTTACATATGCTGAAAGATGGGCTGGAATGATGGAAGAGAAAATAGAAGCATCAGAAGATGATGAAATGAAAGTTATTGTTGATAATGCAAAGCAGCTGAGCTATGAAGCGGATAAAGAGGGAATCACAGGATTTATGTACGGAGCAGCTGTTAGTATTCTTTCTCAATGTTGGGAATACGGAGAATGTCTAAGAAAATGGCACAACAAGGAATATGGATATGACGGTGACGGCGTTGTAAATCCGGCGGTCATAACTGTTGATTGAAAAAGAGGTTAAAGATGAAGAAGGAATCACTAATTCACAAAATCCTGAGGAAACTCGGTTTTATCAAAGACATTGAGGATGATCGGAAATTGAAAATGGAGATGTGCAAAAGAGCTATCAAGCTAAGAGATGAATCGTTAAGAGAAAAGAGAGGTGGAAGAAATGACTGAAAAAGAAGTATGCCTGATGTGCGAAAACTATTCTGAAGACACAAAATGTGATCAGCATGATAGCTGTAAACTCATGGCGGTATTAAAAGAAAATCGGGCACTAAAGAAAAAAGTAAGCCAGTTGAAACACCAATTGGATGAATCGGAATTAAAACGATCATACATGATAAATCCGAATGCAATTGGTGATAGACACGACATGGGGTGCTGGTAGAGAGGGTGGAAAATATGAAGAACAAAGAAAAGTATGCAAAAGAGATTATGGAGATTGTTTTCAATTGGAAGGTGGGAAGATAAAATGACTTTCGTTTCGTGTGAATGGTACTATGAACATATACTTGGAGATAATTGTAATAATGATTGCAACAATTGTTTTGGAGATAAAGATATTCGGATATGTGTTAATGATTTTCAAGTAGTAGGGGAAAGTGTTTTACACAAAAAAATAATAAATAAAGGTTCATTATGGGCTTGCAAGTTTGAAAATGATAATCGTCTAGTTCTTGAAAATGTAAATGGGAAAGAATTGATTATAAGTAGGAAATTATATGATAAAAATTTTAAAGATTATATAATTGAAGACTGATACTTTTGAAACAGACATTTCAAATGGGAAGATGACAAACCATGGTTAATTGAGGATTTGAAAAAGTTGGAGGTAGTGGAAAATTATGAATAGAGAAATACTTTTTAGAGCGAAACATATCCATGCAATGGATAGTAACGAGCGTCTTAATGGAACATGGGTGCATGGCTATCTTAGTGACAAGAATTATATCAATGATAAAAGCCTTGATGGTGAATTCCTGATTGATGAAAATACGATTTGCCAGTATACAGGATTGCATGACAAGAACGGCAAAAGAATATGGGAAAACGATATCCTGATGTGTCACGACAATCCGAAAGATCTTGTAAAAGCAGTATTCGGAGAGTTTAACGTCATAGAAGTGGAAAGCGAAAAAGTAATAGACAGTGTAATTGGATGGCATTATGAAGTGATTCCAACGGATGAATTAAGCAAATGCGAACCGTTTTGCTATTCAATGCCATTAACGGAAGATTATGTAAAATTGTGTGAGATGAAGGTTATCGGGAATATTTGGGATAAATCGGAGGATGCAAAACCAAAGGAAACCGATAATATTATTTATCGTGATTTCATGAAGAAAGGAACGATGTAGATGAAACCATATAAAGAAATCATGGAAAGCGGTAAAGTTTGGGACACGGTGATGTTAGGAAAATTAGTGGGCGGTTTAATAAAACTGCCCGATTGCGGTACGTGTTCCGTGATGTTTGGAGAAAATGAGGACGGATGGGAACACGTGAGCGTATCACCGAAGCACAAATACAAGATACCTACATGGGATGATATGTGTGTGTTGAAAGATATATTCTTCGCTGATGAAGAAGAGGTATATCAGATACATCCAAAGAAGTCCGAATATGTGAATCTGTCGGAAAACTGCTTGCATCTGTGGAAATCAATCGGGCACGAATTAGGAGAGCTTGTGGAGAAGAGATATGAATAAACGCACCAGAAAAGAAATGAAGCATGACCAGGACCAGCACTACGGTGGACTGATCGCACATTGCGACAGTGACACGGCAAAAGAAAGCTTTTCCAGACCGGTATACGGATCCAGACAGGAATTGGAAGATACAGAACAGGAACGGTATCTTGCGGAATGGAACTGGCGATTGAAAGAGAGGAAGAAGAGAAAATGATTGAGAAGATAGGAGATGTTCTGCTTAATATTTTATTTCTAATTCTTTCGCCGGTGTTGCTTTTAATCAGTTTGATTTTGTTTTTTGCACTACCGTCCAGAGATGAATTCGGCTACATAAATGAGTGTAGCGGATGCAAAATGGGACAGGATAAGAATTACTGTAAAAATAAATGTCGGTATTATAAACAGATTGAAAAAGAGAGGGAAAGTTGAGGTAAGAACATGAAAGAAATCAGACCAGACCATTATAAAAAGACAAGCATTGAGTGTTTCGATGCACTGAAAATCATTTTAGGGAAAAGAGGTTTTGTGGCATTTTGTATGGGAAATGTTTTCAAGTACCTTTGGAGACATGAAGCAAAGAACGGGCAAGAAGATGTTGATAAAGCCGGTACATATCTGATGCAACTGAACGATATGAAAAAGCATGGTGAACTGGCGAAGTCGGATGAAAGAAAGCTTGAATTGCTGATGGAGCTGCACAGAAAGGAGTCGGAAAAGTATGCACAGTCATAAGATTTTGCTCTCCGTGGTTGTGATTATATTCGTAACATTGGCTACTTCTTGCGGAAATAGCAATGAAAAAGCAGAATCGGAGAAAGAAAATTTTGTCGTGAC